AGTGTATCAAGTGCAGCAGGGGCAGCATCAATCAAACCACTGACAGCAGTATCTACTTAACCCTTAGTGGCACCATCACCAGCATTGACAGGGGTTGTCAGGTTTGTAATAGTAGCAGAGGTACCTGCATTCATGTTCAATGTGCCATTGATAGTCACATCGTTAAACGAGGAAGTACCTGTTGTTGCAGTAACGTTACCAGTCAGGTTACCAGCAACATTGCCAGTGACATTACCCGTAAGGTTACCCGTTACGTTACCAGTTACAGCACCTGTAAGGGGTCCAGTAAAGCCAGTGTTAGCTGTGATAGTTGTACCAGTAATAGCAGCAGCAGATGCACCACCGATAACCGAAGCATCAATTGTACCACCGTTAATATCAGCAGTAGCTAGAGTGGCCTGACCAGAAGTAGTGATAGTTGTAAAGCTACCAGCAGCAGCACTCGTTGCACCAATGACAGTACCGTCAATAGCACCACCATTGATATCTACGGTAGCATGAGTAGATGTACCAGTCGAGGTAAGGTTGGTAAATACACCCGTAGAGGCGCTAGAAGCACCGATAGCTGTACCATCAATAGCACCAGCGTTGATATCTACTGTAGCAATTGTAGCAGAGCCGACAACACCGAGGTTACCAGAGGCATTGATGTTGGACACAGCAGTTGTGCCTGTGACACCCAGAGTGCCCCCTACGGTGGCGTTGCCGGAGACAGCAGCAGCATCAGCAAGAAGGTTGTCAATGTTAGCTGTACCGTCAACGTAGAGGTTACGCCACTCGTTTGTGACAGTACCTAGGTCATAGGTGTCATCTGTTGTAGGAGCAAGGTTAGAGCTGATCGTGTTAAGGGTTGTAGCACCAGTAACATCGAGAGTACCTGCAATGGTAGCATCCTCATCAACAGTCAGTGTGTCGATCTTAGCAATGCCATCAATGAACAGGTTCTTAAATTCAAGAGTGCTAGTACCAAGATCAATATCGTTATCTGTGACAGGTACAATCACACCGTCTTGGATACGGAGCTGCTCTACAGGGGCACCACTTACTTCAACAAAGACACTAATACGGTTATTTGCTGTATCTACTACAACCTTGTTGTTGCCATCCAGATCAGCGATCAGGGGTACATAGGCACCCTCACCCGTAGTGCCGTCGTGCTTGTGACCAGTGCCAATAGCAAAAGCATCACGCAGTGCGTTGAACTCAGCGTTGACTGGTGCAGCTTTAATAACTGCGTTAGCAATAATGTCTGCAACTGATTGACGGGTATAACCGCTCATCTTCGATCTCCAATTCCGTAGGTCACAACAATGCCTTGGATGCTGTGTGACGCACTTGTGTCGTTTGTAACATATTTAAAAGAGACCGCCCTGCCTGACCCAGAGATGTTAGTTCTCTTTACAGGGGAGGGGTTACCGTCATAGATAGCAGTACTGTCATATAGAGCCTCGTTGTAGTAGGCTGCAGCCCCAGCAGTGGTCAGTGTAAAGTTATTTGGGTTGAGGGTGTTGAAGTCCTCGTAGTCATACAAGGCAGAGAGAACGATAGTGTTGTCCCCCTCAGACCGAAGATAGGTACTAACCGTGTAGATAATCTTTCTAACTTCTGGGTCTTGCATGTGCAAGTATGGAGTCTGGTAAACACTGAAGATTGGGTTTACATCGAAAGCATTACCACGCTCTTGTCTGTGAACCTTACCAGTAGAGTCACCGTGAATTACGAACTCGTTCTGACCGATGTAGCCACTGTCTGCACAGGTTGCCTCAATACCGAGTATCTGTCCGTATTCGAACTGAAGACCACCCTCTACTTGACGGAAGCCACCGATAATCCCTTGGGAGTCAGCAGCTTTGAAGAACATACGGAACTGAGTCTTCTGTCTAATGACAACAGCGTTAAGACCTTCAAGGTCTACGTTGAATACAATATCAGTAAAGACCGACTGAATGTCCTTAGAGATTGTCTCTAGGTTAACGTCACCGATCTTGTTTGTACCGCTGACTGGACGTAAGCCATCCTGTGAAAGGAACAGCAAGTCTCCGCCAATTTCTATCACACTATCAGAGGCAAGGCAACCCAAATCGTCTGTTACGTTCTCAAGAATAAAGTTGGCAATGTTATTACCAGTCAGCTTCCTGATGTTGTTGCTACCAAAGATGTAAAGAGCGTCACGGAAAGGTCTAATGGCTACAATTGGGAAACCCAAGTTAATCACACCAGAGCCACTTGCAGGGTTGTAGTCCAGCTCGTTGTAGGGTGCACTGAAGTACAGGTTAGTGTTCTCAGTAGGGTCACCTGCCAAGAACATATGGTTCTGAAACATCGTAGCAAACTTAGGTGCAGTTGGTGCGTACGTAGAGGGTACCTGAGTGTATGTAGTACCGTCATAGCTTGCAGCAGGGTTAACACCATCAGTCAGAATGATCTTAGGTGTACCCCAGTTAAATCTTGAGAACCTAACCTTAGTGACGGTTGACACATCTACAGTACCGGGAGTCGTAATAGTATCCCAAGCTTCTGTAGAGTTATTCCACTTATAAAAATAATCTGTGTCAGAAGTATTCCAACGACAAGCAAAAATGCCATCATTGACGCTATCAGCTACACATACACCAAGGACATCACCAAAGCCGGGAACAGTACCATACTCGTTAGCGTAGCCATTAATCTTTCTATACCCACCAGTAACAGAGGGTTCGTAATTGATTAGAGCAATGGCACTTCCGGGGGATGTCTCACCTTGAGAAAGAACATCTCTACTCGTATTTAGACCACCCGCACAAAAGACTTTGAAGGAGGCTAAACTATCGGGCATTAGTAGAGCCTTCAATCATTGTAGACTTCAAGGACATTGGCTGATCCATCAGGACTCTACGCATTGTGCGGATACCTGCTTCGAAGTTGTTCTGGTGAATTGCTGCACTCTGCTCGTTGCTACGGAAGCGCATCATGATCATCATGGCACCATCAAGGATCACATGATCAAAGCGGGTAGGGACAATAGACTCGTCAGTATAAACGCTCAAGTCAGCAGGGACACTCCAGTAGACATACTCAATCTCGTAGGCTTTGTCTGGGACAGGGGTAGCACCAAAGCTACGGTTGTAGGTGTCATAAACAGCTTTAGGGACAGCAATACCTGTACCTGTATCAGCACTATCGTCCTCAGCACGTAAGAACTGTGTGTAGTGTTGGAAGTCAATGGCTGGGAGAAAGCTTGGAGAGTTGTTAGTACTTTCCAGTTTCTTGAGATAAAAACTTTCCCAGTCAACGCTAGAGACATCTGTAGGGAATGTGTAAGTCTTTGTACCGGGAGTCAGCACCTGAGTAAAAGTACTCTTCAGGAAAGGCCATTCCTCACCAGTTTGTAGGATTTGTCTGATAGCGCTGTTGACAGCTTCTTTAGCCAGCGCCTGCACGTTACGAGCAATATCAAAACCGTCACCCCCGGAGTCAAGGGGAACCTCGTTAAGTCTGACAAGCAGCTTATTGACAAGGGTGACAAAGTTCGACATAGACTAAATCCTTAAAAGGGGTTAAGGGGCCACCGAAGCAGCCCCTCAAGTTTAGTTAGGCGAGAACGTCACGAGCAACTTCAGTGCCTTCACGAACCGACTCGTTCACGTCGATAGCCACAACGAATACACGAGCACGGACAGTGCCGGGAGTACCCGAAATGGTTGTCACAACGTCAACGGTGTCAGCAGCAGCAACCAGACCAGCAGTTGTACCGATACGGATTGTACCAGCAGCAGCAGCGTCCAAGTCCACATCGTTTGCGAAGACGGTAGTACCATCAGTCACATCAGCAGTGTACGTGGTTACATCAGCAACAGCGTCCAGAACTTCAACGCCAGCAGCCAGCACCAGAGTGCCAGCAGGAACAGCAACACCAACAGTCGTGCCGGAGGTTGCGCCCAGAGTTACGAACTTTTCGATAACAACTGCGCGATTACGCAGCGATTGGGAGATAGCCATATTAAGATTCCTTCCTATGAGTTATGGCAGAAAAGGATGCCCCCGAAGGGACACCCAATGTTAACCTACCATTAGGCGAGGTTATATTTTGCAGTGACCAGAGCTTCTGGACGCAGAATCTTACGACCGTAGAGGTGCATACCACGAACGATGTCAGCAAAGCTGTCAGGGTCACGGTATGTTTCGGTCTTGTTGATCTGCTCAGCAGTTGCAACAGCGGAGTCGTGACCACCAACGATAACACCGTAGTCAGTGTTCTGGTTGGCAACACCAGTCGTAGCAGCACCACCACCAACTTGGGGCAGGTTGTTCGACACGTACACACGGAAGCCGTTCCAGTTGTTGATAACCAGACCGTTACGCAGGGCACCGGAGTCACCGTAGTCAGCATTCAGGAAGCGCGAGTCTTCATCCTGCAGGACTTCCATCAGCACTGGGTCGATAACGATCCAACGGCCAGCCTTGTCAACGTTCTGTTGGTCCAGCAAACGGCCCATACGGTTGATCAGCATGACAGGCGAAACGTACTCTGTTGGCAGAGCAGTAGCACCGGGCAGACGAGCAGCCACAGGGATAGAGTGATCACCAGCAGAAGCAGTTGTGATGTTGCCGAACTTACCTTTGTTCAGTTTCATCGAGGTCAGCAGTTCGTCGCTACCAGCAGTGGTAACAGCTTTGGTGCCGTTGACTTGGTCATTGACAGCATCTGCATTGGCGTGGACAGTGGACTGCTTGTAGCCCGACAGGTAACCCAGAACTTCTTGGTCGTACTGGTCAGCCAGACGATAAGCAGCGCGGTTGGTTGCCAAGTCCATGAAGTTCACATGCGAATGCTTCTCTTCAATGTCATCTACCTTGAATGCAAAGTAGTTGGCTTTGTCGATAACAAGCGAGAAATCTTCATCGTCGAGGTCTTGGGCGTTAACCTGAGTACCACGAGCGTATGGGCTTACAGTGATTTCAGGCTCTTTGATGATCTTAACCGAATCACCCTGAGCAGAGATTTCACCAAAGTAGTCCGAGTTAGTCACGTCACCAGCAATGGTGGACTTACGGAATGCGAGTTGTACTTTCTTCGAATAGATAACCGAAGAGAAGTTACCGTTTGGCAGGTTGTTGTGGCCTGCAGCGGATTGGAAAGCCATGGATAATCCTCCTATGATTTTGTTTTGGCTTTATTACAAGCTAAACAGTTTTCAAAGAGGCTGTACGTTCTAGGGTGCAAGCTGTCTCTCAGGTCGGCCAACCTTTGAAACCTTGGGCCTATACTAGCTCAGGTAGTTCTTTATGATGTTTAAGCTTTTGGGGTTTTAAAGTAACTCCGAGGTAGTACCATATGGCAGGCTCGGAGTTATTGTCGTTAGTTATATTGAAAAGAGAGTAGGTGTCAAGGACTATCTTGCAGCACCAGTCAAATCATACACGAACTTACCTGTGCGCTGGGCTTCAGTAATAGCATCCA